AGATTGAAGATGCTGTAATACAAGTGGTGGAAGACTGTTTGGAATATGGTAAGAGTATAAAGGAATTAACAGCTGCTGACTTAGAGTTTATCTTTATTCAATTACGTAGTAAGAGTGTTGGAGAGACATTAGATATCATTAAGGTATGTGATGAGTGTGAAGGTCAGACAGAAGTGTCTATTAACATCCAGGAAGCTTATGTTAAAGCTCCAGAAGAGGTAGATTTCAATGTGAAGCTATCTGATGATCTAACACTTGAGTTGAGGTTTCCTACATTGAGTAATAAGGTATCTTACAATGAAGATGTATCTGATACTGATATCCTTATTAAAAATGCGGCTAATTCATTATCAGTAATATACTATGGTGAAGATACATACGATGCAAAGAGTGTATCAGTTAGTGAAAGAGAAGAATTTATTGGCAGCCTTAGTACAGAACAATTTAATAAAATTATTGACTTTCTAATGAAAGCTCCGTATGTAACATATGATGGAAAGTTCACTTGTAGTAAATGTGGGCACAAGCACGAATTTAATTACACAGGATTAATAGATTTTTTTATTTAGCTCTTTCGCACGAATCATTAGAGGCCTACTTTAGGTTAAACTTTTCATTGATGGAAGAGCACAAATATAGTTTAGTTGAGTTAGATAACATGATCCCTTGGGAACGTGAAATCTATACCAGCTTGCTCATAAAACAGATCAATGAGGATATAGAGAATGCCAACACATAAAGATGATAAAGTTGTAGCGAGAGCTCAAGCAAATAAAATTCAGAGGGATGCAAAGTCAGGATTCAATCTGCTAACTAAAGCTATTGGTGAATTAAACAAGAACGTAGAAAGTTTAAGAAACATTGAGCTGTTATCGGTAGCACATGACGTAAAAGTTGGTGATAATGACAAAAAGTTCTATTCAGGAGTTGATAGGACTAACCAAGAATCTAAGGTCAACGAAGCTCACATTGTTGAATCTACAGCTAGACAAGAGGCCGGACTTCGTCAAATAGCAAAGCGGATTGTATTATTGCATGGGTTTTTAGCTAAAGATTCATCTGAAGAAACTAAGTTCAGATTAAAAGTAGCATCCGAAGAACACACTCAATCATTGCGCAAGCATAGATCGATTGGAATGTCTCAGTTTGAGTTTATGAGAGATCGTAAAATCCAGAGTATATCTGGATTAGAAGGACAAGAAAGATTTACTCAAAACGATAAAGGTGAGTGGAAAGGTACTGGTAAGAACTACACAGCTGAAGAAGCAAAAGCTGAAAGGCTGGCTTGGGATACAATGATATCCAAGAAGAAACACTCCATGAACAAGGCTCATGCTGAGGGTGCTGTTAATAGTAAGTCTAAAAGATATCGTGCTGCACAGATTACTGGTGATGTTACAAGTGAGGAAGCCCTTAAGGCGCAGCGGACTATCATTAAAGAAAAACGAGCCCATCTGATAGCAGAAGGAGCATCTGCTCAAAAGATTAAGGCAGAGTCTCGAAAACTTCTAAACTCTTTCGTTGCAGCTAATGATGACGTTAATAAAATGTATAATTATGGTACAACTGCTATATTGGATTCGAGAGACCATGGTGGTGATAATGAAAAAAAGGCTGATCCTGAATTAGTTAAGAAGACTAATGATATATTAAAGGTCAACTCAGACATGCTGGATGTGCTAAAAGGAAATGCTTTAGCAGAGAAAGAAATAAATAGAGAAAAACGTAAGAATATTCTAAAAGGTAAGTCGACTAGATTTAGCAAACCTCGTATCATTTCACCTAGTGCTGTGGGTACAGGTATTGGATTATTGGGGGGAATAGCAACCACAGGTACTACGTTAGCCACTACTGCATTAGCCAGCAAGATGGTAAAAGATCGTATTGCAAAGAAGGCGGCAAAGAAGGTGGCCGCAAAAGCAGCTGCTGCTTTAGCTGCTAAGAAAGTTGCTGAGAAACTAGCCATTAAGAAAGCTAAAGAGGTTGCTGCTAAGAAAGTTATCCAAGTAGCTACTAAAGCAGTAGCGGTCTCTGCTGTTAAGAAGGTAGCAACTAAGAAAGTTGTCAAAAAGGTTGGACTATCAACTGTCATGGCCCTTGCTAAGAAAGTAGCGGCTAAACTTGGTTGGAGTACAATTGCTAAACATCTTGCAACTAAACTTCCTGCATTAGCATTAGGTGCTGCAGCAGGCCCTATTGGTATTGCAATTGCTATTGCTGGAGCAATATGGATGGCATATGACATCTACGAAGTACTTCAAGAGCTGGACAAAGCCACCGATGTTGGTAAAGGGTTGGATCATCCTCTACTCAAGCCAATACCAGAACAAGCTAATAAGCAAGTGATGACCAAAAGAGGCCTGCGTACAGTTAAAGTTACCAATGCTGATGCACTAGATTCTGCTGAGAAACAAAAGCAAGCAGCTATACAGCCTAGCATAGATGGTGCTAGTAAAGCCAAATCTACTGTAGTATCTAATTCAGGTAACACATCGAACTCAGGCAATTCCACAGTCATTAATCAGTATGGGTCATTTGATCCAGCTAGGTTAAATACTAGCGACTTGACTACTAGAGTTCCTGTAGAAGGATTTATAACTCCAGGAATTTAAGACACAAAAAAGCCCCAATTAAGGGGCTTCTTATTAACTACTTAAAGCTTACGCTTCAGCTGCTAACTTAGCAAAGTAACTCATAGTATCATCACTTGACTCAGATGGAGCAGCTGCAGTAGGAGCTGATTCCATAGGAGACACAACTGTGTTCTCTAAATCAACTGCTTCAGCAGATGTAGTCACATGACCACCTTCTCCAAGCACTCTTGTCAAATTGACCTTCAACTCGTCGTAAGACTTAAACGTAGATGGATCAGTGAACTCTTTTAATGAGTGCTCAGCATTATAGATTGCTTCCAACTTAGCATCTTCAGCTAGTGCTTCTGCAGGACCAAACTCAGAACGATCATAGTTTCTGTAACCAGCTACCTTTGCAATCTTTAACTTAAAGTTAGCTCCTTTCCATAGATCAAAGGGATTAGTTGCTGTCTCGTCAGCGAACTTAGGTTGCATAGCATCCATAACCTTTTCAAAGATCTTAGCACCATACTGGTATAAGAATGTCTTGCCATTGTTCTCAGGGTTTTCTGGATCAGATACTACATAAATGTTAGAAACATAATGCAATCCTCTCTTCTGTTTACGTGCCGTTGCCTTTCCTTCTTCAGTACCATTATTCCATAGTTTAGAATTTAATTCTGATACTGGATCATCCTTACCGATAGTAGTTAAAGACTTCTCTACGTACCATAGACCTGTAGGACCCTTAAAGAAGTGATCCCAATACTTAGCCCAAGGTAAGTCATCACCTTCTACTGCAGGTAAGAATCTAATCACTGCGTAACCATTACCAGCTTTATCCACTGTTGGTTTCCACATACGATCATCGCCGTACGATTCTTTCTTAATTTCTTTATTACCTGCCCCTACCAATGAATCCATATTCATTGCTTTTTCTTTTAAGTCTGCAAAACCCATATTATTTCTCCGTATATTGTTATATTATTTTATATTTTTTTGTATCATCATGTAAATGTATTAAGCACAATCTTCATCATCTTATCTTTATCAAAGGTTATGAAAGGTTGATACTTAACCACCTTTTTGTATAGATCCGGCCACAGTATTGTTTCCGTAATCTTTCCATTTGCATCTTCAATAAAACCTGTTAATGCATTAAGAATACACACTGTCTCTATCGACACTGTTTCTTCCAGGTATTTATTTATAATGATTGGATAGTTATCTTTATAACAACTAAGCAATCCGTCTAAACTATACTCGGATAGATCTTCAAGTTCATTCTTAAAATTATAAGAAAGACTCTCGATTCGTTTCATATGATCGGTATAGGTCTTCTCATCCCTAATCATATCACCACTCCAACTATTGCCAGCAAGATTATGGGCTACGAAGTATTGTATAATATCTTCTACCTTGTTGAACCTCTTGCCAATCTTAGTCAGTTGGTATTTATCTGGTCTCCCCCAATAACTCTTTTGGGATACTCTTGTTTTAAAATGGTACTTGATGGCATCATATGATCCACTAAAGTGCATCTTAATGGCCATGCTGTACTTATATGCGTCTATACCTTCCATAATCATAATATATATTATACACTAAACGTGTCTAAAAGTCAACAGCTAATTGGGATGTTTCAGTATCTCTGATAACCATGTTAACCTGTTGAGCTTCAAATTCAATCTTATCAATCAGCTGTTTTGATAATAGCTTTTTAGCATCTCTAACGTCAATGTCATTCCGCTCGCACAATTCAACAACAGCGTCTATGTATGATGAGTCCTTACTATGTTTAATCATATAGTTCTCTACCATTCTCGAAAAAGACTTCTTGTTTATATCATCCACTATTTACTCCTCAATATTATTACATCATGATTTAATCGTCCTGAAGGAACCTTCTTTGTTGCCTTGATTGTTCCAACGAACTTCTCGATTTGCTTTGGTGTCTTCTTCAATATAGTAGGAAGAATGTCCCCTGGTTTTCTCAGTTTTAGCACCATACTTAGCTCTTTATCAAACCCTTTAATTGTTGATCCTGTAACAGTTATTCCATCTGGATTATTAGATATGAATATCATTAGTTGTCTCGTCTTAGTGTTGAATGCATACATATTCATCGATCCAGGAATTCTCATAGGATTGATAGATGTCAATTTATAATCTCTATTTTCCTTTTGATATTTCAACTTCTCCACTTGCTTATCAGCCCCTTTAAGCTTCTTAACAGAGATTTTAACCTTCCTGGTAGCCTTCATACTCTGCTTCATGTTATCAACATCACCAATAAACTGCTCTAATACCGCTACTCTGGCCGTCAAATCCTTGATTGTCAGGTGTTTATATGCTTCTACGATCTGATCATCCTCTTTAGCAATGACAGCTTTATAGTCGTCTAAGTGCTCATGTATCCAAGCTTCTACTTCAACAAAGCGCTTAATCTCGTAAGTCTTTAACTTATTATATAGATCAAACTTACCGACTGTCTTACCAACATGCCATCTATCTTCAATGGCATATAAGTCTTCCATAATAGTTGAGTTAATCTTAATGATAGCTCGTTCTACTGGAGTTAACATTCTAACAGTTGGCTTCTTATCAGATATGATAGAAGTTCCTCGAGATTTAAAATCAGTAAATTTATCATTGATCCATTTTATAGCATGCTCATATCCTGAGTCAAACTTGTTGTCTAATGAATCCCAGTAACAGATGCCTGCCATATGACTAGACGAGTATTCCCATGCTGGAACAGATAATATGGCCTTGGCATTTTCCCTATCAAACTTTCGTTTAACATAGTTCTTTACTACTTCCCCATACTCTTTAGAATCCACCTCACGATGAACATATTGAATGAATTCTCTAAATGCCCCATCGATAGGGGCAGCTGCTAAACCAAACTTAGTTCTAGCTCTTACTTTCTTTTTACCAGCCACTGTCTTCTCCCATAGTATTACGAGCCACTTCCATGATGCCTGACTCTTCCCAGCCTTCTGTAATCTCGAAGTCTGAGTTATACATATTCTCAGGGCGATTGGCATCTAATGTTGTTCTTGTAATTTTAGCAGACTTTCCTAACGCTTTTAATAGGTTACGTGTCTTAGCTTCACTTCTTAATTTATCTTCTCTTGTCATAATGTAGTTCCTTTTCTGATTGTTTATAATTACATTATACACTCAAACGGATCAAAGGTCAACAGCTATTTCGAATAAATATCAGAAATAAATTCTTCGAAGGCTTCAACCTTAGCAACACGATCAGGCCACTTAATGTACTCTTTCTCAGGATTTGCTTTAAGGTTATTAAGTAATGGGGTAATAGCATTATACAACTCATCCAACTTCTCTTGGGCTGAATCGTAATTACTAGAGCTTTGCTTTACTACCTTCGATAACTGTTGTACTGTATCTAGCTCGTTTTCGTCTACTATTGTAAACCCAAAGTCAAAATTATCCATTGTATTCCTCCATTATTCGATCCATGTATTCTAATTTATGCTTCTTAGGCATAGGTTCTATAGTGGCTAACTCTTCTTTAAAGCCATGGGTGATGTAGTCATCCCAATTCATCACCCATCGAGTTCCATCACCTATTGGCCGTGTGTACAAACTCACTTTCATCTACTCCACTCCTGTTCTGGATTATTTATAATACTTATGCTTTTTCGAACGCAGCTAAATCACCCCACACCCGCTGCCCATCAATATGGTCCCAACCATCAACTGTATCTAATATACGTTCTATATGATCGTCAGATCCTACGTTAATAAAGACAGCTCCTGACACAGCTTCATCGACAAAACGTTTATAAGCCTTAGCATCATAGTTAGTAGTTGTATTAAAGTCTGGTTGATAATCAGCCTCATGGTAGAATGTCTTGTGGTACGACACCACATTCGATTCACCAATGTCACCAGCTTTAATACTTCTAGACACTGCAACCCCATTGGCTTTGGCATTAGGCCAACCAATTGATAAGGCCCTAGTCATATTACCGGTTGATACAGCACACCAGAATTCAGTTGGTTCTCCATGGACTTTAGTATGGGCATCACATAACTTAACCAAACCAGCAGTTACTGCAGGGGTATCCATAAGTCCAAAGGGCAATGCAATACCATCAAACTTCATAGCCCATTCAACGACCCATGCTTTAAGGGTAGACATCGCTGGAACCTTAGTAAAGCGTAATACAGCTCCCTTATAACCAAGGACTACTGCTTGGTGTGGAGTAGCACGCTTAGTGGCAGCTGCAAAGAACCTAGGGGTCTTACCATATAATTCACACAAGTAGGCAATAGCTCCATTATAATGACCCACGCGTGGAGCAACATACCCTAATAGTTTCTTGGGGGTGGTAGCAATAAACTTCTCTGCACCGTGTGCTTTAAGGCTGCATGGGGCACGTTTCATATCGGCAGTTAATGAGAAGTCTAATACAAATATATCATCTCTTTCTTTTGAAGGATAGAATGCGGGCGCAGGTAGTTTCGATTCAAAGACACCATGAAGATCTAAGTAGTACTGCTTAGCACCATTTAGATCCATTCCCATAGGAATATCCTTATTTGACCGGTCAGTGGTAATGTGATATGGATTCATAGCACCCATTCAATATACTCCTTTGTGTTTGAATATTTATAATCTTCACCTAAGCAAGCTGCATTAATATGTGTTGTTACTTCACCATAACCATCTAGCACCCCTTGGCTTGAATGAATATGTCCACATATATGTAGATTCACTTAGGTTCCCATCCAACAACAACGTCTTCGTCTTCAATTAGATTGATACGTTTCTCTAAGAACTGAATCTTATTAAACATATCTTGATTTGTCAACATCATTGTCTCAATCAAATCGGATAGTGATGAAACTTTGTCATCTATCTCCTTACCCATAACCATAATATCGTCTAACGTATCGCTCACATTTTTCATATTTTCCCTTTTATTCAATCAATACCTATATTATACCCTACATTCAACCAAAAGTAAACCTTTATTCAACATATTTTTTTATATCACTTAAGTCCATAGCGAACTCCTAATTTTAACAAGTCTAATAAGCATCTTCTCATCTTCCTTTAAGTTATGCTTTTCAATTTTAGTTGATTTGTTCAACCACTTCTTCTGTAACCTTTTAAGTTCGGGAGTATC